GTCTGGATCAATCACTACTGTGAATGTCTGACCGGCTGATACTGTTGCACCACCCAGTACGCCAGTGCCTGATACTACCGTACAAGTAGTGGCAACATCAGTTAGAGATGCGGCTAGTGTGGTCTGTTGGGAACGGGACGAATATTTGCGTGTTGTCATTTCTTACCTATCGGCTGTAGTGGACGCGGACGGGATACTGTTGTTGCTGTGCTGATACTTCTTCACTTAGACGTTGAGTATAGAGTGCGTAGATTTGCTTGGTAGCACTTTGAGATGCACCAAATGGGCGTTTACTATCTGTCTCATCAGCCTGTGGGCTGACCATTGCTGCACGTGCTGGGTCTAGGAATGTTAGAAGTCTGTAAGTTGCACCCAAAATTACCACGTCCTTGCAGGACTCTGGTAGTCCAGTCTTAGTTGTAAATTCATCTGCTGTTGTATCAAAGACTGTAGGTGCAGTTGCGTAGACAACTTTGACAGTACGACCTGGAGTAATATAATCTCCAATAGTAATTGTTTGAGGGCTAGCGCCAAATGCTGTAGCATTGGCTGCTGGGTCCCAACTCCAACGACGTACTGGAAGCCATTCTTTAGATGGTCCAACTTCTTGCCATGATACTGAAAGAATGTTTTGAATGTTGAGTGAGTTAAAAGCGTAGGTTGTGATTGCACTATTAAAAGTAAAGGTTGTACTCTTGACTGCAAACATAGATGAACCCATAGCATTGAGGGTATCATTGATAGAACGCTTTACAACTTGACGTGGGAAGGTAGGGGAGATAGTCACCTTAGTATCTAGCGCATGTGTTGCTGCTGTAGTACCTAAATAGCCACGTCCGTAAGGAGCGGCAGTTGCTGTATTAGAGATACGGTCATATGAATCTATCCATAATAGTTCATCATCAATCTCAATAATTCCTTTACCAACATTGTCGGTGGAACCAAGAGATACAATTAATGGACTAGCACTAGTAGATGTAGTTGTAGTAATAGCAGTCTTAAGATAGGTTGAGCGGTCTTGTTGGTAAGTATAACCAGCAAGATTGATAAGTACTTCATCAATCATATTACTAAAGGTTGTCATGAAGATATGCTCCTTAATGCATCGACTGCTGATTTGCCGGTGGTTGAAGCAAGTTCATTGCAGACTGCGTTTAACCCTTTAAATGAGCCAGGTCCACGACTTGAACTAACCTTATAGTTAAGAGCAGCAAGCAATGCTTTGCCCGTAGTACCAGCCCATGCGTTAGCAGCACCTTGTTCAGCAAGAAACGCGGTACGGGCAGGGTAAGTCCCACCATTTGCTAACCTATTTAATTCGGCATTAAGTGGACTGCCTGCATTGCCAACTGCCATCTGTCACTTCTTTCTATGATGTTTTGGTAATATAAGACCTGATGATTTTTCTGCTGCTTTCTCTGGTGCGCCAAAGAAGGCGTTGTAATAATGCTCATCAAATGAAAATCTCTTCATATGTGGAGCCAATGCTGCGGTGTGGCAATGAAGCGGGATTCCTACCTTATCGCATAAAGCGAAGAAGTAGATGTCTTCTCCAATAAATTTAGTTCCTCTACCCATCTCCATAAAGAGTTGAGTATCAGGTAGTTCGGTGCGTATGCGTTCTACTACACTGCGATGCATTAGTATGTACCCCATACCTGCTGCATCTGCTTTGATTAATTGATTCTTTGGTAGAGGATGGACTCTAGTTAAACCAAAGCCACCTGAACCATCATCAACAAATTTAAATACTGTAGGCATAGGAATCATTAATGGTTCTTCTGGGTTGTCCGTTGTGAAGTATACACCAGTGACCATAGGGCGTTCTTTAGCATCTCTATTATCCCAAAGCAACTTAAATGTTTCAGGGCTAATAACTACATCTGAATCTACCCACAGTAACCATTCATGCTCTGTCTTATCAAACCAGTAGTCTATAACTGTTTGACGCTGACGAGCAATTTGATTACCTTGACTTCGCAAAGTACTAGCAAAGGTTACTCCAGACTTAAGCATAACATCTGTAACACCTTGCATAAACTTGCCATCTACCATACCATTATCGCACCAGGCGATTGCTACTGTTTCTTGCATTGTCCCCACCTTAGTTATCTACTTCTTGCAGTTTTTTGTGCAATTGCTTTAGGCTGTTTAACAAATTGTTTACCAGCCTTAGTTCCTTCACGCTTTGCTTTGGTTGTTGCTGCATACTCTGCAGCCGTCAAAGACTTGCGGGCTTTTTCTGGCAGATATCTTTCACCAGTAGCCTTAGAACCTTGAGTGCTAGGTTTGCCTGATTTGGTTCCCCATTTTTCTTTGGTCCATTTAGATAAAGACTTTTGCTTTTCTGTCTTAGCACCAGAGTAACCTCCACCTGCTTTTTCATAAGCCTGTGTAAGTAACTGTGCTTTACGGGCAGACCATTGACCAGGTTTACCACCTTTAGAGCCAGCCATTATTCTGTTCTTGATACGCTCACGCGCTTCAGGTTTAGTGTATGCCATTACCATTTAACCTTATCAGCCCAGTAGGCTGCTGACATCTTACCTTTAGAAATGTTCTTCGCATGACGTGCTTTGAAAGACGCCTGACGTGCAGATGGTTTTCTATCTCCTGTTACACCTTGTTGACCAAAGCGAATCAATTTAACTTGAGTTCCTTCTTTGGCTACAACAACATGTGACTTTTTAGGATGACTTGGTGTACGCTTTGGCTTATTAAAGCCTGCTACACCTGCACGTGTCAGACGTGAATCTTTCATTTTTTAGACTTAAACGGTTCTGCAGCAGCGCGGCCTACACCAAATACAAATCTTGCAATTGGATCAGTAGTCTTTGAGGTTTTCTTAGCAGGAGCAGACTTAGTTACTTTACGCTCGGCTACGCGAGGAGAGGTACGACTAGCAGTTGCTGATGCGCGTTCCGCCACGCGAGGTGACACACGGCTAGTTCCTTGTGATGCTGTTGCTTTCTTAGCAGCAGTCAAACGGCTTGCTCCGTACATACGCTTAACGCCCTCTAAGTACATAGGGTTCTTTGAGGTTGCTGCCTTTTTAAGAGAAGCAGTCATTCCCATTTTCTTAATAGAATCAATAGTGCTTTGAGATACTTTAGGAGTACCTTTGTACTTCTTTGACATAGATGTTTCAATTTGACGTGGTGAAATATTTTTAGATGCAGGCATCTTTTTTCCACCAGTTGCTACTTTTTTGTCTAGCATGTGTACTGCCTTTCTTAGTTAGTGAATCCGTTGTTCCAAGACTTTGGGCCAAACTTCTTTGTATTTTTTATATCGTTCTTACTTGCTGGACGATTTTTTTCCATATCTTTCATGGTAGGTTTCTTAGCAGGTGGTTTCTTGGCAGTTGGTTTCTTAGCGGTAGCCATTACTTCTTTTTGCCCATCTTCTTCATGGCCTTTGGCTTCATAACAAGTTTCTTGCCAGTTCTTTTGGCATCTTTCTTTGCTGCTGCTACACCTTTTGGACCGTATGAGTATTCTTTCATTCCTACTTTTGGCATTGTTATACTCCTCTACTTAGAATTTCTTTTAGCCTGTGCTTGTACACGACGATTGGTACGTACTGCTTCTCCGTATGGTTGTGCTGCTTTAACCGCAGCGTATCTTCCCATATTTTTTAAAGATATTCCCTTAGATTCTTTGTTATAGGCAGCGTTAAGAGCAACTGAATCTCTGGCTGCTTTCATTTCTTTACCGGCGTTTGCTACAAGACCTTTTCCGCCTTTTACAAGTGCCTTGGCTTCATCTACTCTACCTTTTTTCTTTAATAAATTTGTTTTTGCTGCGTTTGTAGTAGTAGGCTTTCCTGATTTTGCTACTGGTTTTTTGGTTCCAGAAGTTGAAAGCGTTGGACGCTTTATACTGCTACCAATTAGTTTTTGTGGTTTCATTGCCATTTTATACTCCTAGTTCTTTCATAACTGCTGCGGTTTTTTTGGTTATCTTATTTGCTTTAGGCATTGTATTACCATCATATGCTTTACCTAATGTCTCCGATGCCTTTAAGGATGCTTCTATTACTTTCTTAGAAGTACCATTGGGCTGGATACCTTGTGCTCTTGCATCGCGGTAGGCTTGTAACTCGCCGTCCCACTTCTTGTTTGCCATAGTTTTTACACTATTAGCATCTCCGGTACTTGTTTGAAGAGTACCTATCTTGCAACCAAAACATCCCTCGACGTACTCAGGGTGGTCGCGCAGTTGGTGAAGATTCATATCGTCCCTACTCTACTGTAAAGTTTGCCTCTGTAATCCCTAAACCAGAAGCAATCAGTGCCGTCTTAACTCCCTCAGTAACTGAGTTCTTTGTCCCACCTATGTAGTATGCTGTATAGGTAGGCAAATCTTCGTCTAGTGGAAATCTAGTTAGTGAGTAAGTTCCACCTTGATTGATAACTGTGTAAGATTTTGTTAGTCGATAAAATTGGAATAGACGATGAGTGCCAGCCGGACCTTCTTCGAAGGTAGGCGTTTCAAATATATATGTAGGCATTGTCCTCCTAATGGACTTACTCCGTAGTAGGGATATTGCTACCCCTACCACAGCGTCAATCAACTAAGCGATTGATGAACCAGACTCAATGCGGTATAAAGCCTCTTCGCGGTAACGCTTGAAGCCTAGTACGCCGTACCAGCCCATTGGGCGGAAGCGCATCAAGTGGTCAATAACAGGTCCGATTACAGTGTGTGGTTCTTCGGCAACTGCCTCAGCCAACGCCTGTTGTCCTGCTAGAATTGTACGATAAACCTTGGCGCTTGAAGAACCGTCGGTTGCTGAGTACATACGAGATGATTCTACGAAGTAAGCGCCTTCGTATGAACCGATTTCGCCTGCCCAGATGTTCTCGTTTGAGTTGTACTCATGAGGCAAACGCCATCCGCCAGCACCAGTCTCTGCACGAAGATCGTGTGAAACTTCTGGGTGGATACCGCACCAGTACATTGAACCCTTACGGGCTACTGACTTGCCTGCACGTAACTTAGCAACTGCCTTGCGGAGGTTGGCTGAAGTTAGTGTGGCTGCAGCAGTAATGGTTGCAGTTGAGGTTGCGGTTGAACCTGAGTAGATTACGTTTGTTCCGCCACGAAGTTCAGTCTGTGCGACTGTATCAATCGAACCGGCAAGGTTGAACGCAATGATGTTAGCGATTGCAGGATCTACATCAGCAAGGCTGAAGAGTTCCAACGCACGAGTAACAAGAACAGAGTTACCATACTCGGCAAGAGTAATGGTTACTGATGTTGGGGTTGAGATTGCTACAGAGTCACGCTCTGTTGCCTCAGTTAGAGCAGTGGTCTGCTCTGATAGATCTTGATGAATTTGTAGAACTACAGTTGAGCCAGGAATTGCTTGCTTGGCAGGGCGCTTGTCAGCGACACTACGAATAAGCGGTTCCGAACGCAATGCGAATTCTAGAAGACGGTCATAAGCCTTTTGGACTAGACCGGCTGCACCAGCGGTACCTCCGAGTGTAGAGGACCCTGTGGATGTATATGCATTAGCCATTGTTCGTCACCTCCAAGGTGATTGGTATTACTATGGATTAGTTTTGTTGTGAGTAAATGAGTGCAGTGAGTTCGTCTGCATTTGCTGCGTTAGCGATCCTCATACTCAAGTCATCTGCTCGATCAGGCGTTGAACCAAGTTGAGTCACAACATCTTGTTGCCGTAAGGCTGCTAGATTAAGTTGTGTTTCTTCTGGAACTTCCTTAGACTGCGTTAACCCAAAGAGATCGCCATTATCTTCAAGCCAGTTATTAACTGACTCTTCATTAATGTCGTCTAAGTCTTTGAGAATTAAACGCTGTGCCTTAGGGTTTACACCCTTTTTTTCTAGGACATCTTTGACTGTACGCTCACGCTGCGACTTGGATAGTCCCTCAAGTTGCTCAGTGAGTTCCTTAATACGTTTTTCGTCAGACCGTTTTGCTTTCCGTAACTTTTTTAATAAGTCACTTCCATCAATCGGCATATCGACTTCGGTATCTAGGTCGTCTTCGTCTTCATCCCAGTAGTTGTTGCTCATAGCAACCCACCCTTTCTATTCGTTAGTCGCAAGCCTCAGGTTCCAATCGGGGAATCGGTCTGGCTCTTGCTATCGGTCTAATACGCTGCATAGGGCCGATCGGTCTATGTCAGGATTCTATTAGAACGTGGTATTCCTAGAGAATGCTCCACGTGCTGCGCCTACTTGGCTAGAGAAACGATTTACTTCTTTCTCTGCAAGTTGTGCTTCTTTACGTTGTGCAGATGCCAATCCTTCTATTTGAGATTGCTCTGCTGTTGTTTGAGTAAAGGCTTCTTCTTTTCCTATTTGAGCAAGTTTCTGTGCATCAGTTAGGTAGGTGGCAATTTTACCATAACCCTTTTCTGCTGTTGCTTGAGTTACTCCAAGACCTTTAAGTTCCATAGCACGTGCTTCACTTGTCTGTAAATTCTGACGTAGTGCAGCGCCACCAATTTCAGCAGCAGCAACTTTGCGTTGTAATGCTGGAAGTTGTTCATTTGGATTCAACATAGCAGCAACAATATCACCTTGTGATAGTTGTGGATAAAATGTTTGAAAGGCTTGAAGTACCTTAGCATTACTCTTTAAATTATCGTAGCCTAGTTTTACTCTAGTTGTTGCCTCATCTGCAGAGATCTCATTGCCAATTAACTTAGCATATGTTTCTTTGTTAAGCATTGTTGCTGGAAGGCCGTATCCTTTAAATGTTTTTTCGTATTCGCTTTCTGCTTTGATGTATTCAGCATCGTCTAAAGGAATCTTTCCTGCTTTAACAAGAGCAGCATTACCAGCAAAACGCTTGGCATATCCTTTGGCATTTCCTTGGGCATCAGTGTTATATTTTTTATCTGTCTTTAAAAGATCTTGTAGTGTTTGAGCATCTGCTTTAGGATAATCTATTGATACCTGTAGGTAAAGGTCTGGAAAATCTGCCATTCCATATGATGCAAATTTTTGTGCTAATACTTTATATTCTGGATCATCTTGAATACCTTTAAGAACTGCGGCTCCAGCGGCAAAGTCAGTACCACCTGCAGCCTTAACAGTATTTGCGGCTCCTGTATCTTTACCAAACTGAAGATCAGCCATACTGCCTGTAAGGGTAGTGCTTTGATCTTTAAGATTCTTTATTGTTCCAGCCGCTGTATTCTGTGCAACTCTTAGTTGTTCTGCTAAACGATCTGCTGCTGTAAGAGTTTGTCTAGTAGCAACTCCTCCACCATAACCACCAAGACTGCGCTCTAATGGAGCAACTGGGGTTTTAGGTTTGGGTGTAGGTGCAGGCATAGAAGGTGATTGTCCTGCTGGTATTCCTAGATAGTTTAAAGGGTTTACCACCACTGGTTTTTTAGGAGCCATTGTTATCCGATCCCCAAACTTCTAGCAAATCCTCTAAGACCATCTTTAACTCCAGTTTTATACTTTTCGGTTTTAAGATAAGCAGGTTGTTTCATTAAGTATGTTTCTGTTTCTTCTGTAGTCATTGCCTTAGTAGGATCTGCCGCAACAAACTTAAGATCACTTAACTTAACTTGATTTCTAGGAATGCCATAAGTCTGAGAATAGATATCAGCATATGGATCTAATACATCTGCTACTGTTTTGCCTTGATCTATATATGGAGCAAATGCTGGATACTGCACTTTAGCGCTCATACTAATGTTATCTTTGATATTTGCTATTACTTCTTGTCCCTGTAATCCTTTAATAGCATTCTTATATACCTTAGCATCATCTATCATTAAACCATTGTCAGCATAAGATGAGCGTATGTCTTTCACAAGTCTACCAAAAGCACCTGTCTCTACAATACCAGGCTTGGTTTCTTTGCCAGCAAGAGCACGTTTAGTGCGTCCAGTTGCACGTTGTTCTATGGTAGATAGTAAGATATCTTCTTTTTCGGCAGCAGATATAGCGCCTTTTGCTTTGATCTCTGCAGCGTTTAATCTTTTTAAGTAATCTTTGGTTTCTTTTTCTGTTGGTTTAGAATCAAAGATGTTTACAAAGTTGTTAGTAAGAGATGCTGCTGCCTCTGCATAATCTGTTGTAGCAATTTTTTTTGTTTTAGGTGCACCAAAGTAATCAACTGCTGCTTGTGTATTGGTATATAGATATCCTAAAGATGATCTAAAAGCATCATTAGCAGTTGCTCCGGTAAGACCAGTTGCATTTGAAAACGATAGAACCCTAGACATATTGGTAAAGTCTTGTTCTCTAAAGATACCAGCCTGTATGTTTCCTTGAGGTGGTGCATCCCCAGACTTATATAATCCAGGTATGCCACTCATGGCTGCTAGTATCTGAGCACGCTCAGCAGTACTTGCTTGATTCCAGACAGTGTATACGTCTTCTGGTTTCCATTGTCCTTTACCTGCAGGTAGTTTAATTCCACCTTTATTGGTAAGCATATTAGAGTTTGTAGCAGCACCTTGTGGTATTGCTGCAATAGCAGCAGACTGATCGGTTGCTCCTAATGCTGGATTACCAACTTTGCTTTTAGTATTAGAAGGACGACTGTCCGGTGTCTTAGGATCTGCCATTATTATCCTTCCAATTCTTTCTTAAAAAATGTATAGAATATTTGTTGAAACTCTGGATTGCGCTTAATGATTTCAAGTGCTTGATCTGCTAACCATTTACGTTGATTAATTGATGCTGCATTCTTAAGAGTCTTCATACCACTAGCAGCCAATGCTGCATCACGCAATACTATATAATCTCTTAATCCAGTTACTGCATCCGAATCATCAAAACGAGGATCTTGAGCAGCGGCAGTTAACTGTAATAGAACTCTATCTTTTTTGTTAAAATCCATAGTTACTTCTCGACCTTTATAGTCATAGGATTTTTTAAGTTCACTTACTCCTGCAGCAAAGCGCTTACTATCCCAGCCTTCGGCAGCAGAACGTGCAGCAAGTCTATCTTTAGCAGCATTATAACGCAAGTTAGTTGCCTTGGCTACAATTTGTTTTGGACTTAGATACTTTACACTAGCATTTAATTTAGACCAACTGTACATTTCTTTAGAGAAACCACCGTATGGATATAGATAACCATAGATATCTTTGTATGTATCTAATACCGATGGATCTTGTTGAATAAGTTCATATGTTGATAAGTTGGTAGGGCCACCGCTGGTCTTACCAATAATAGCATATACGGCCTCTGGACCATATAGATCTAAGAATTGAGCGTGGGCTTGTGTTGTGCCACCAAACTCTGCTCTCATCTTTAAGAAGTCTTCGTATAAGGCTGCTTGTAATTGTGTGTCGCCAGTCTTAC